CTTATACTTTTGAAAGAAAGATTTATGATTGTATTTCACTTGATGGACTTGATAGTTTAACCACAAAAGATATGATTGAAGCTGAGAAGTATACGGTAAGAAATGGAATGTATTCTGCAACACCTGAAATGACTATGTCTTATGCGATGTATATCGCTTCTAAGGCGTCGAAGTTACCAATTGAGTTTTTTATGACTTTGCCTCAAAAGGAAGCATTAAGCTTAAAGAATAAGATTATGGGTTTTATTTACAATATGGATTAAGTCATACTGAGGGAAGAAAGTGGCGTAAGACTTGCATACAACTCTCAATGAGATTACAGACAGGCTTAGATTATTTTCTAGGTTTGTCTGTTTTTGACCTAAGTGAGTTAATTGAAGACATGGCGGAGGTGATCAAGGGTGGCCAGTAGAAAAGAATACGAGCTTGCGATTAAAATCGCTGGAAAGATTGATGAGTCACTTGGGAAAGCTACAGGACTTACGAAAAAGCAGTTAAGTGAGATTGCAAAGCAGGCATCAAAGACTAATTCTACAATGCGTGAACAAATCAACAGTGCCTTTAAAGGAATGGACAAAGGATTTGAAAAAATCGAAAAAGTTGTGAAAAGAGCTGCAACAGCAGTGGCAACAATAGGCGTTGCAGGTGCAGCAGCAGCTACTCATGTAGGAATGGCTTTTGAAAGTCAAATGAGCACAGTCCAAGCGATTTCTGGATCGAGTGATACCGCAATGGAGAGACTTGGAGAAAAGGCTAAAGAGATGGGAATTAAAACCCAATTTTCTGCTACTGAAGCAGGAAAAGCTATGGAATATATGGCTATGGCTGGTTGGAAGACGGAAGATATGCTTAATGGCGTTGAGGGTATTATGAACCTTGCTGCAGCATCAGGAGAAGAACTTGCAAGTACTTCAGATATTGTAACGGATGCTTTGACTGCATTTAACTTAAAGGCAAAGGATTCAACGATGTTTGCAGATGTGCTGGCCGCAGCGGCATCAAATTCAAATACAAATGTATCAATGCTTGGTGAGTCATTCAAGTACATTGCACCTGTTGCAGGTGCTTTGGGATTTAGTGTGCAAGATGTATCTGTTGCATTGGGATTAATGGCAAATTCGGGTATTAAGGGATCAATGGCAGGTACGGCTCTAAGAAAAATGCTCACCAATCTTGCCAAACCATCAAAAGATGTTGTTGACGCAATGGAAACTCTAGGTGTTGTCTTAGATGATGGGCATGGAAAAATGAAATCATTTAGGGAAATAATGCTTGATTTACGAAAAGGTATGTCTGGGTTAAAGGGAGGATCAGAAGAATATAATCAAAGTTTACAAAAATTAGATTCTGCACTTCAAAAAGGCGAGCTGAGTGAAACACAATATGCCCAGCAGTTAGAAGCCTTGAATATGAAGTATTTTGAAGCCGCAGGAGTAGCAAAAGCGAGAGCAGCAGCACAGCTGGCTGGACAAACAGGTATGTCTGGTCTATTGGCTATCGCCAATGCTTCTGAGGAGGATTTCAATAAATTGACTGCTGCTATTGATAATTCAGCAGGTGCAGCAGAAAAAATGGCAAATATTCGTCTTGATAATCTACAAGGAGATATTACGCTTGCAAAGAGTGCATTGGAAGGTCTTGGAATACAGATTTATGAAGGCTTTAGTGATACGGCAAGAGGGGCGGTTCAGCTCTTTTCTAAAGAAATTGCGGCATTAACAAAAAGACTTTCAATATTAAGTGCAAAAGTACCGACGATAAAAAGAGAATTGACGAGTGGTGCAGAGGCAGGTCTTGAATTTGCAAAACCACTACTGAATTTAGGAAGCTGGTTTTTGAAAAATCCAAGAGTGATATCAAGTGCATTAATTGGAATTGGTGCAGCGATGGCAACATTTAAGACGATTAGTACTGTACATAAATTAACTGAGGGCGTGATGGGATTAGCAGCTGCATTCTCTAATCCAGTGACAGGTGTAGTTGTTGGAACCACAGCGGCTGTAGGAGCAATTGCAGCCTTTACGGCAGCATACAAAAGCTGGCAGAAAGAAGTTGGACAAAAAAATTTAAGCAATCATTTTGGAAATTTAATACTAAATTTAAAAGATTTAGAATCAATTGCTAGTTATATGGTTGATAATGGATCACTCAGTCAGCTTGATGAAGCTATGTCTGCGTTTAGTGATGTTGGAAAGTATATAGAAAAACTTAATTCAGCAACAGGGACTTTGAAAAAATTAAACTGGAAAGTTGAGCTCGGGCTGCAATTAAACGAAGATGAGAAACAGTCTTATAAAGATGCTGTAGAAAGCTACATAAAGAATGCTCAATCAGCAATGGAGCAGGAACACTTTGCAATGAACTTGAATGTTCAATTAATGACAAAAGATGATTTGCAAGGACAACAAGTTAGAGACCAGTTTAATAAGTTCTATTCTAGTAATGAAGCAGAGCTTGAGGATTTGGGGAAAAAGCTTCAAGACGCTGTTAACACGGCTTTTGATGATGGCTTACTTACAATTGACGAAGAAAAGCATATTCAAGAGCTTCAACAGCAGATGGCTAATATTCAACAAAGAATGGCCTCATCTGATTTTACAGCAGAGCTTGAACTGACAGGACAAGGACTAGGACAACTGGATGCTGATTCTTTTACAAACTTGATTGAAAGCGTTGGAAAGGCAGAGGAAGCAGCAACAGAGAAGTATAAAGAGGCAGAAAAACAAGCCATAAAGGGGGCAGTTGTACAATATCAAGCTGGAGCAATTAGTAAATCTGAGTATGAGGATATGGTTGATGGTTTTAAGACACAATATCTTGCTCAAGTTGGAGAAATACAAGCTAAAGGGACAGGAAAGTTAGCAGAAACAGTTTTAAATCAGTATTCTACTGAAATGGAATCGTTGGGGCCTAGACTCAGTCAAGCACTAGACAGTTCTATCAATAATTCTTTTGGGCAATGGCACTCAGAACACGATTGGACGATCATGGCACAAGAAAGCACAGATGCTTTGATGCATTCGATACAACAATCACTCCATGTAGATAATGGAACTAAGCAAGCAATGAGTCAGTTGTGGAAAGAACTTGAACCAAGACAGGAAGAGTTACTTGCAACTGTACAGAAATATCAAGAAGCAGGACAACAAATCCCGCAAAGTGTATCTCGTGGGCTTCATGATGCTGCAACAGTAGGTGCAATGGCTGGAGATACTGATGCTATGTGGTATCTAGTTGGCGAGAGAGCCCAGAACAATCCACAATATGCTGCAATAATCCAAAGTATGCAGGCGAAAGGACAGCAAATTCCTGCTGCATTGGCGGCTGGAATGGCTTCTAATTCTAGTGCTGCTAGCCAGGCAGCAAATTCCGTATGGAATCAAACACAAAGTGCAATTAATAGCGTTTTTTCGAGACCAATTCTTGCAAGAGCTCAAATCAACCTTGTGGCGGCTTATTCGCAAAGTCCAAATGTTTTAAGTAATCAAGCAAGAGCGAAAGCCCAAGCTATAGTAAATCAGAAATTTGCAACACCATTTACACAGACAGTAAAAATTCCAACACCTAAATTGCCAGGTCTTGCAAGCGGAGGAATTGTTGAGAGACCAACTACAGTAAATTTTGCTGAAGATAGTCCTGAAGCAGCAATCCCTCTTAATGGGTCTGTTCGAAGTAAGTCATTGTGGAAAACTGCTGGAGAGCGACTAGGAGTATTAGGCACAGATAATTCTACTTCGAATTTAAATAACAGTGGGTACACAATTAATTATGCTCCAACTCAAAACTTTGCTGGTCAGGCTCCATCTAAAAGCGATATTATTGAGGCAAATAAGTTAAGTATGAAGGAGTTTGAGAAAATGATGCAAAAGTATATGAAAGACCAGAGACGGTTCAATTTAGCCTAAGACAAAGGGGCAAATATGGATAGATATACAACTATTCAAGGCGATACTTGGGACAGTATCGCTTTTAAAATATATGGTGATGAATATAAGGTACAGTTATTAATGGAGGCAAATAGAGAATATATGGACATATTTGTTTTTCCAGGGGGGTTAGAACTTAAGTGCCCAGAGCTAACTCCTGTACAGATCATTGGCTTACCAGAATGGAGGTTGTAAATGAAATGCCAAGAGCTACGGAACTGAATTTACTTTATGAAGGCAAGCCCGCAAAAATCGGGACAATAGAACAATTTGAGTATGTAGATGAGGCGGAAGGTAAGTCAGATTCCGTTAGTATTACTGTTGATGATATAGATAGTAGGTGGAACAATGGTTGGACGCCAACACACTATGATAAAATTGCACCAGCTATCATTATATACAGAGATGATCTTGATTCTATAACATTACAATGCGGAGAATTTATAGTAGATGACTATTCACTAAGTGCACCACCATTGACTTGTGAAATTAATGCAATTTCCACCCCGCTGAACTATGGCTTTAAGGCTTTACCAAAATCGAAGATTTGGAAAAAAGTTACGATTAAACGAATTGCAGAAGAAATAAGCAAGGAGAATAAACTTTCTCTTGTTTTTGATGCAGAAGATTCCAATGTAATTAAAGAAAAAGAGCAAAGTTTTGAAGCGGATTGTTCTTTTTTATCTAAGCTTTGTAGTGATTACGGGAAAAAATATAAGGTCTATTCAAGCAAGATTGTTATTTATGATGTAGAAAGATATGAAGATAAGGATATAGTAGCTGAAATTAAGCCATATCAATGTTCATCATGGAGTTTTAACACTTGCATACATGGAACCTATACAGGAGCTATTTTTTCTTATACAGATCCAAAATCTGATAAAACATATAAAGTTAAAGTTGGAACGGATGATCGAATACTGTATATGAATGAATCAGCAGAAAATAAGGAAGATGCAAGAGCCAAAGCACTAGCAAAGATAAACGAATCCAATCGAAGTATGTATTCAATGGAGATAAAGCTAAAGCACCCATTTCCTTATTTTGCAACTCAAAATGTGCAGATAACAGATTTCGGGCAATTTGTAGATGGAAAATATTTCATAAACACAGTAAAACATAGTATTTCGAGCGGTGGGTATGTGGTTAATTTGAGTCTTAGAAGGCTAGTTCCAAGGATTACAAAGTAAGGAGGGGCGTATGGGGGAAATAATACGAGTTGGAAGAGTATCAGATGTCAATTACCAGGAAGGGACAATTTCTGTATATTATGAGGATAAAACTTCAGCTGTAACTTCATTCATGCCAAGCTTGTCAAATGGTGAATATAATATGCCTTCGGTTGGGCAAATGGTGGTTGTAGCACACTTATCTAATGACACAACAAATGCTGTTGTTTTAGGCACAATTTGGAATCAAGGAAATCAGCCTTCTAACTCAGGAAAAGATGTGTTTGGAAAAGATTTGACTTCAACGACACGATTAGAAGCGCAGAATGGGGATATTATTT